TGACCGATGTTCTCGGTCTTGCGCCGGACTTCGCCCTCGAGGACCGCCCCGAGGTTTCCCCCGAGTTCCGCCACGAGCTTGTCGATGCGGGCCCAGTCCGCGATGACGGTCGTGGTTTCGGTGGCCTGCGCCGCGCTCGAAGCGGAGGGCGTCACGCCCTCGTTCGGGCCGCGAAGGGAGGCCGTGCCGAGTGAAGTCTCGATCCCGTACTGATGGGCGTCGAGCTTGTTGCACTTCTGCCAGACCGTATCCTTGACAGCCGCGTTCTGCTGGTTGAGCAGTTCGGCCATCTTTGCCGGAGTGCCATCGGGATTCGTCATCTTGACGATATCCGCGATGGTGAGGTTGTTTGCCGCCAAGGTCGCCATGTAGGAATCTCCTTGTGTCGCGCAAGGAGGCTTCCGTACTGGCTTGACTCAGCGGGGCGCAGTTAAGCGCAAGGCATGAGTCTGCGGACTTGCGACGTTCTTGTTTTGGTTACTTGTCCAGCGGCGCGGCTATTACCGCCCGCAACAGTTCCTCCAATTCGCTGACAATCGCCTTGAAGTGCCTGATCTGGCGCTCCAAGAATCTGATTATCACCGAACGCATTTGCTATTACCCCTTCACTTCCGCAACCTGACCGCCGACAGAGGCGGGGAACATGGACGCATACGGGTTCTCGCTCTTGGAACCCGAGGGCGATCCCGTCACCAGCTTGTCGGGAGCCGAGGCGCGGGCGAGCTTGAGGATGGACGGGAAAAGCTTCGGGTGGTTTCCAAGGCCGCTCTCGTTCAGGAAGGAAATCAGCTCCTTGTCGAACCACTTTTTCGCAAAGCGTTCGACCGTCGCCACATCCTCCTTGAACTTCACGTCGTCCTTGTACGCCGCCTTCACCTGATCCGCCCAGCCGTCGCGCTCCTTGATGTACGCCGCCTGCCTCGACTCGTGGAACCGCTTCACCGCCTCGGATTCGTCCTGGAGGAGTCTGGACGCGGCTTCCTGTGAAAGTCCTCGCTCACGGGATACCGTAGCGATCCTTTCAAGCGCATCCTCGGCCAGCAGGCTATCCTTGGGGAGACTCAGTTCGTACTTGTCCGGCACAGCCCCAGGTTCGCCCGTGATGAGCGTGCCTTTCTTCTCGGTGGAATCCGCCGCCTTGGTCGTGTCGGCGGTCTTTGAAGCGTCGGCGGGCTTCACCGCATCCGCAGGCTCTGTCTCGGCCGTCTTGTCTGCGGGCTTGGTTTCCGCCGTCTTGGTCGTGTCGGTCGTCGTTGCATTCGCCATGTTATCTTTCCTCCGCCTTCAAGATTTCACCAACAAGAGCAGGGTCGAGTTCCCGCAAATCGCGCAGAAGCTCGACACCGATCTTGCGCTTCCCCTCCTCGTACTTCAGGTCGATGACGCCAACTCCTGGCGCGTCAAATATCCCCGAAAGCGCTAAGATCCGCAATAGCAGGCGTTTCCCCTGCTCCTGACCCGCGATCCATTGAACGTCCATGAGTTGCCGGGCCCGGCGGCGTTCCACGGTCGTCCCCGCCTTCCGGACCTGCTCCTCGTCGCCTACGTTCTTGACCAGCGGTTCAGGCATCAGACCGCCTCAAGCTTTCTGCGAAGTGCCGCCGCTTCTTTCTTTGCCGCATCAAGCTTCGCCTGTTCCTGTGCCAGATCCTTCTTGAGCCGGATGATCTCGTCACGAAGGCCGAGGATCGCGCCCTCGGCTAGTACGCGGTCCTTTTCCGACGCCTCGCGGACGCCGTTCGCTTCCGCCGTGGCTTGCCCGATGATTTCTTTCGCCCGTACATTCGCGCCATTCGTGATCTCCTCAATTTCGGCGTTGCCCTTTCTGCGAAGCTCTGCGATCTCATCGACGGCGGCGGCGCGGGACGACTCAAGATTGTCGACCACCTTGAGCAAATCATCCTCCTGCGCCTTCAGTATCGACAGCCTTCCCTCGACCTCGCTCGTTTGCCGGCCCTCCGAAGCAAGGCGATCGAGAACGGGAGCAAGAGTCTCCAAGTTCCCGATGAACTCGCGCAGGGCCTTCGCCGCTTTGCGAACGTCCGGCACTAGACGATCCTCCTGAACATCGCCATCACCGTGAGTTTCGTGTCCTTGTCGCCCCGAAGAACGCGGGGACGGACGTAGCGGACGCTCTCATTGACCTTCAAGAGGGATTCCCCATCAACTTCATGCAGTGGATACCAATGCTCCCCCGACAACGAGCCCTCAATGTCGCACGCACCCCCGGCCCCGAAGTTCCCGCGCACCTCCACGCCTCGCCCCGCCCAAGGCGGAACCTCGAACGCCTCGCCCGTGTGGTTCAAGGGCGTGAGGCCCTCCCAGACCGCGAATTTCATCTTGTCGCCCAGACGTTCGTATTCGCTGAGCGTTACTTTCACGAGTTTGGATTCGGCCAATTAATAGCCTCCTATGCCGCCCCCGCCATACCCTCCGCCACGCGGTCGAGGGCGGAATCCTGCCCCATCTTCGTCTGTCCCAAATCGCGGGCCGCTTTCGCCCCCTGCGCCAGCATCTCGGCCTGAGCCTGTGCCGCCCGGATCTTCGCCTCCGCCTCGCGCATCGCGGCGACTTGTTCATCGGTCCGCATGATCTTCGCGGGCGCACCCGCCCCGTTCGCGTAGGCGTCGATGGCGTTGTCGATGTCCACCTTTTTCCATGCGTCCGGGTTCTTGACCGAGCTTTCCGCGATCTGCGCGACGAAGCCGATCAGGCGTTCCGTGGACGCAAGGCCGACAAGCTTTTGCGACTGCATCATGGGTGAGATGAATTCGACCTTCATGTCCGCGCCGGCCAAGTGTTCCGGTGGGTCGTCGATAAGTCCTTGGTTCTCCATGAAGCCAAGGATGACGTTAACGGCCTTTGAGAGAACGTCATGCTTCATGCGCTCCGCCAGTCCACCCGTCCGCATGAACTTCTCCCGCGCCATTTCGTCAATTTCCCGCGCCGTCTTTTCCCGGTCTCGTTCGTTGGCCGACGACATTAGGCTTAGGAAGCCGGGAACGAAAAACGCCTGGTTGATCCTGAACTGGTGATCCCGGATCATCTCCTTCAGGTCGTTCGTATTCGGCTGGATCTGGAACACCGGCTCTGCGCCCCACGCGCCCTGCGTCATGGGGTCGATGTAGAGCGTGTCGCCCGGCAGGGTGCTCCAACGCTTGCTCTCCGCGCCCGCCACGGCCTTCATCGGCGGGTTGACCATCTTGTCTATCGCCATCGCGTGCCGCTTGTGGAGATGCTGAAGGGCCTTGAGGTCGCCCAAGGCCGTCATGCCCGGGCAGTCGGTCGCATAGGCGTCTCCAACCCCGCGATCGAAGCGGAACACGAGGACGGGGAAGTCGTCGTAGCCCTTCTCAGACAAGACCGTATTCGACCTGTAGCTCTGGCGGTCGCCCGACGAACTCCCGCGTTCGTAGTAGCAGGAGACGTATTTCTTGTACCGCGACTGCGAGAGCGAAGGGTCGTAATCCTCGTTCGGCTGGATGATGTGCCGGACATCAACCCAAATCTCCTTGTGCCCGCGGTCCCAGTAGCTTTTCACCTCCGGAGAGAAATGCGACCAGTTGATCTCTTCATCATCGTCCTGAAGCCCGAACGTGCCCACCAACTGCCGGACGGTCATGCGGAACTCGCGGGCCAGTACCTCCACCTGGTCCTGCTGTCCGAGGCCGACCCGGTAGCTCCCTACCGGCAGGGTCGTGGCGTTGAACACCCGCCGGAAATCCTCCTCAAGAATGATGGGCGATGTCCCGAACGCCCCGCCGTCCTTGAACATCGAGAGGAAGCTGTCGTAGATGTTCGACTTCGCACATACTTCGAGGAAGCGGTCGGTGAGGTCGTCCATGTACGCCTTCCCCGCGTAGTCCTCCGCGAGAAGCGGATCGGAGAGCGTCAAGCGCACCCACGGCGACGACGGCGAAACGGTCCCGAGGAGCATCCCGCTGGCGAAGGTGTCCAAGGCCATCGTGCCCGTCGAGTCGATGATCTTGGTGGAGCGGCGGTCCCCCCGGTTGTTGTCGCTGACGAAGAATCGCGGCCGGCGCGGGATGAGATGGTCCGCGATGTCCGAGTGATGGGCGCGGAAGAAGCCGTACTCCGTGTCGAGCGCGGCCCATGTGATTTCGTACTGTTGCCGTTTCGTGATGGGGGCGTAGGTGGCGGTGGGCATCTAGTATCCACCCCCGCCAATTAGTGTCTGCTTGCCGTACTTGTACCCGCCACCGGGCAACCCCACGGGTGAGGTCTTGATCGTTGACTGGAACCCCCCCGCGATCAACTGCCGCTTCCGCTGGTCCTCAAGCTGTTTCGTGTAGCCCGCCTGCGTTTGGGCGGATTCCTCGCGGTTCTGCATCTCCTTCCGGAGCCGCTCCTCCTCGCGCTTCACCCGGTCCCGCTCGTCGCCTGCAACGTCGCGCTGACGCTTCGCCTGGTACGCCGCCGATCCTGCGGCCAGCAGGGTTGTGGCGACCAAGGCGGCTTCAATCCCCAATCTTCACCTCGTCCACTTGTCCCTGCTGTACGATTCGTTCACCGCCACAAAGACCACGATCACCGCCACGAATGCCAAGCCGAACATCAGGCCCCACATTCAGCACGCGAGAGAAAGGGTCGAGGACGCGGTGATCGTGTTTACACCGACCACTTGCCCGCAATTCGCGCAGATGATGGTTGCCATGATTCCTGATGGCGTCGAGGAGGCCGCCGACCAAAAGCACGCTCCATGCTGACACGTGCCCGGCGAAGAAGCACCCCCACCGTTCGACGCACGGGCGGCTTGCTCAACTGGGGCATTCCCCGCCACCACCAAGGCCGGGGCAATCACGAGGAGCGGAAGGCCCAAGAGGGAACGAAGGAAGGAGCGGCGGTCAGTGTTCACGGTTTCACCTGCGCCTTTTTCCACCTGAGATACGAGCCCAAGGGAACCCGGCCCATCGCCTCAAGACGCTTCATCACCTTCTCCTGCATGAGGCCCAGATCCATGGGAAGCGGGGCGCGTTGCTTGGCTTCCTTCATGCGCTGGTCGAGGGAAGGGGCGGTCATTGAAGCACCCTGATGAATTTGACCTCAGCCTCGGCGTACCCCAAGCGCGTGAGCGACCGTGCAAACGCAGGCCCGCGCGACACCGTGTTCCGGTCCACGATGTTGACGCCCTCCTCCTTCAGCCGCTCATCCTGGAACTCGATGAACTCCACCGCAATGCGCCCGCGATGCTCCGGCACCACGTAGAGCGCGTCCTGATGGGCGTAGCTTTTCTTCGGATAGTGCAGGTGGCTCTTGGCGAGAATTAAGCTCCCGTACCCTACCAGCTTGCTCCCGGCGTCGCGCATCGTGAAGAGCTTCGTGATCCCAGCCCGCTCCATCAGGAAATACCTTTCCGCGTCCGGGTCGAAGTCGTCCTTGGAGAGAATGCCCGTCTCGGCATGATTCGCCCTGAGCAAGTCAAGAGCCTCCGGCCATGTATCAATGATCGCTTCCTCGCGGAACGTGGCCGAAGCCGTTGCGGACATGAAGCCCCCTCAAGCCTTCCCCACCAATACCCATCCGGTATGATCGTGTCAAGGGAAAACCACTACGGGTGGTATGGTTTATGGAATCGAGGCACTAGGGGTGGGGGATGGCGGCTCACACTAAGGCGTCCCTGTCGGCAAGACATGTTTCCAAGTTTTACCCTCGTGAATGTCTTGAATCGCTTTTGCCGACACCCGAAACCGCATTTTAATCATGGGTGGTCCCATCACCATAGACGTCGTAAGACATAGGCTGTTTCCCCGCACCCCGCGCCCTCACGATCTGACGCCCCGCCTGGTCAAACTGGCTCGGCATATCGGGAATGGCGAACGTGCAGGCCAGCGCGTCCGCAAGGTCGGGAGAGCGTTGGAGGCGTTTCTTGATCTGGTCCTTGTCCTCGACCTTCAGCTTGCCGCCCACGAACGTATAGGTCGGGACGGTCAGTTCCGCCACCAGCTCGGGGACATCCGGAAGGCATCCCCCCGCCTTCACCCAGTCCGCCATCTTCAACCACATCTCGTCGCGCTTGGTCCCGAAACGCTCCTCTCCCGGCTTGGCGTGGAAGATGACCGCCAGCGGGTTGTGGCCCATCGTTCTCAGCTTGTCGATGACCCCGTGCCCCCAGTGGCCGGTGTCGTCCACCAAGTCCAGCTCGGTGTTCCATTCGCGGCGGATCATCCCGATGCGGTCCGCGATCGCCATCGTGTCCTCGTTGCGGAGAACATGGGGAGGCCACGACATGAGGCCCTGGCGCTTGAAGATGACGGTGCGGTCGTCCCCGAATCTTGCCACGTCCACGCCGCAACGCTTCTGCGCCCAATTCCACGAATGTTCCGGGGCCGTGCGCTTCATCGCCTCGCGCACTTCATCGACGGACAGGAGCGTGTTGATGGACGCCGGCGGGAACCGCCCAAGCACATACGCCTTGACCCACGGGTTGTCCCGCCCGTAGAGCGCGATCTGATTCCGCGCCCATTCGATGTCCACACGGGGAGAACGGGTCGGATCATCGGGGTCTCCCGTGATCTCGATGACTGTCCAGCGTTCGCGCTGGTTGACGGCCGCCTCGTAGAGCATCCCGTCCAGAGAGATTGGATTCCCAGCTTGAAGGAACTTGGCGAACTCGACGTTCGACATCGCCTGTTCGCTCGTCTTGAGCATCGAGACGGGGATGTTCGCCGTCTCGTCGCCTCCGATGAACACGTAAGGCCCGTGGAGGCCGCTGAGCGTCCGCCCGATCTCGTCCGGGTTCGCCTTCTTCGGGAACGTGCGGGCCGACAGGAACCAATCCTCGGGATACTGGCGGTTGAAGATGCGCTCCCGCGTGTACTCGAACGCGGCTTTAAGAAACGGCGACCGCTGTCTCAGCTTCCCGAATTCCGCCCACAGGTTGTCCCGCAGGTTGTCGGCGTCGCATGAAAACACTGCGCCCTTGGGATGTTTCCCAACATCCCCATTGCACGCCTCGAACCACCAGCCGCCGGCTGCGATGACGAAGCTCTTGCCGGGACCGGCGCACGCCTGCATCGTCAACCGCTGGTCCTTCGGAGCCTTCCCCCGATTCGAGAGCCACCTGAGCGCGACTTTCTGCCAATCATCCGGCTCAATCTGAAAATTCTCTCGCACGAAATCAATCGCGCCTTCGGGGGAGTAGCGCCAATGCTTGAGCTTGAGGACCGCGGGATGATTCGCCGTGACCCCGGCAGGCATTCTACTTTGGCTGTTCCGTGAGCGTCAGGAGGCTTTCCAGCGTCACGGTGCCATTGACATCAATCTTCATGTTGTCGCGGTAGATTTCCGGGTGCGAGCCCTTCATCAGAAAGATGAGGAGCGTATCGCTGTACTTGATCTCATGTCCAACCAGGTTGCCGTCCTTGTCGAAAATCGGATTCTCGACGCCTTCGACGGCCCTGCGACGCGCTTCCTTTTCGAGAATCTCGAACCGCCGCTCCTTGGCGTCCTCGAAAGCTTGGTGGTACATCTCGCGCTCGTCGTGCTCGTGATTCATCCAGTCGTAATGACTCTGCCGACCGATCCCGGCTTTATCAGCCGCCTCACCAATGGTCAAGCCCGTGGAATACGCGAGAAGGAATGATTTTTTCTTTGGTTGTACGAAATCGTAGATGTCCACCCATCCGAACGAGCGAGGCATGATCCCTCCGCCCCGAACAATACCACAACCCGTAGCGTGCCTGTCAACTAGAATCACTACCCCTAGTGGTGCATCCCCTCTCGTAGTCTAGGGGAAGTCTCTCCGAATTACCTACGCTTTCCCAAAAGGAACCGGTGCGAACCGGTGCAAAACCTGCATTACGCATCGTTTTGGGATGACTAGGATTGTTCAGGCTTGCGCTTCTTGCCGAGCGGGTATTTTCAGCCATGAATCAGAATTAATGGAATTTCCCTTGACTCTGAATCCGTCTTGGCGAAGATTGCTATGCGGACGCATTGTTGAATCTTTGAGGAGCTTAAAAAAGCTCATCACCTCTGGCCTTCGGCCTTCCTGATCATCAGACCTTCAAGAACATCAGATCCCGAGGGGAGACTTTTGACGGCTCCGCGCTACGCGCTCCGCTCAGGAAGGATGGTCAGCCCCCTCGGTTGCGCGTCGCCTTGGGGCTCCGCTCCACCGCCTCGGGAAGAAGTCTTGGAAGGAAGGCTTGACTTTAAGGGCTTCCAACGTATAATTTAGGTGCGTATGGAAAGCACGCCGGCCAGGAAGTGCGCGAGGATCGAATGTCCTCGGGAGCTTCCACCGCCGGTTCGCAAGGGCGGCAATCCACGCCTCTACTGTTCGATCGAGTGCGCCCAGATCGTGAGCCTCTTGCGCCGAACGTCGGCCCGTCCAGGCACGG